AACAACCAAGACCGAAACAGCCGGCTATGTATCCGGACCACAACAGATAGAGAGGCTCTTCAATGCAGGACAAATCCTCGACAACTTCAGAATACAGAACTATGATTTCAAAGCTGGCGAACCTGATGGGAATATGGACCCCACCCGTCGCCGAAATTATGACCTCGCTGACTCCACAGCTGATCTCGCATATCTCGAGGCACGACGTGAAGAAGCGGTCAAAGAACTTAAAGAAATAGAGAAAAAAGAGAAAGCGGAAGCGGCCGCAAAGAAAAAAGCGGAAGCGGAGATAAAAGAAGATGGACCCGATAATCGGTAGTGCTCTTATCGGCTCCGGAATATCCGCAGCCTCGTCCGGCATTGGTGCCTGGTTAGCTCATAGAAACCGGGAAGAAACCTATGCCAGAGAAGACAATGCGGTTCAAAGACGTGCTGCTGACTTAGAAGCTGCCGGTCTGTCGAGGAACCTCGCTGCAGGCTCTCCTGCCCAGGCGTCAGCATCAAATATCCAAATGGGTCCTGGCATGATCGATGCAGCCAATATGCTAAAAGAAATACCAATGCAAAAAGCGCAAAGAGAATTGGTAGAGGCAAACAAAAGTAACGCAAAAGAACAGAATAAAGCGTTGCAATATCAGAACCAAATATCTGGACTTTATTCTGCCTGGTTGGGCTCACCTGACCCTTTAGCACCGAAAGGAGCAGATGGTAGGCCTATCTGGGATAATGCCCAAAGTCAAATGGATATGTATTCAAGGGAACTTGAAACAGAAAGAATCACAAACGGATTTTTTAACAAATTCGGTTTACCGAATCAACCAGGAGTACTGCAATCGCAGACGGGACAAGTATTACTTCTGAATCAAGCGTGGCAAAATATGAATGCTGAGGAACGCGGACAATTCCTTAAAGCGTACGGAGCAACGACTCTCGCTGACATATCCGGAAATCTTCTAGGATCAGCAGCTGGAAGCTTCGGTGGAAGCTTCGGAAAATATGCTGGGACAGCAGCAAGCGTTAATTCATTCGGACCGAAACCAAATATACCAAAATGAGGTAAAAAAAGTGGCCAGAAAAAGACGAAAATCAAAGAAGCGAAGCGGAAAAAAAGGTAAAGGGAAGAAAATCCCCAAATACGGCCTCTCAAGAGGCGGCTACCGGCTCTAAATGAAATGCAACCACGAGTTCATACTAAGGGCCGGCACGGCTTATGCCATGTCGGTCCCATGTGGACAGTGCATTGCATGCCGGATAAACAAAACACAACAATGGTCAATGAGGATTCTACATGAATCCGGATACTGGAATAAATCTGTATTCCTGACCTTAACATACGACGACGATCATATTCCCCTGGATAACTCGATCAATCGGAAAACTCTTCAGGCGCTTATAAAGAGCCTGAGAAACGATAATCACACAATCAAATATTTCGCCTGCGGTGAGTACGGCGAAAAAACTCAAAGGCCTCACTATCACGCAATAATCTTCGGGCTTGGCCCGGAGGACGAGGAAATCATTAAACAGGAATGGCCCTTCGGATTCGTCTACTGTGGAACAGTAACCTCGGAATCAGCCCAATACGTGGCCGGATATATACAAAAGAAGATAACAGGAAAAGGTGCCCCAGACGTATACCAAAAACGACAAGCACCCTTCCAACTTCAATCACAAGGCCTAGGAAAACAATGGGCACTAGATAACCGAGAATACTTAAATAACAACGAATACATAACAATCAAAGGAAAACCATTCCCTATCCCTCGATACTACAGAGAAGTTCTAGAAATAGACTTTGCGGATAGAATGGCCGACTACGCCCAGGAACACGAATATGATTATCGAAATCATCTTGCCGAGAGAGGAATTACCCCTCTGGAAGCTTCCGTCTATCGCGGCAAACAAAAGGTTCAAAGAGAGCGAAACGCTATCGCCCGGACCGGAATCATAGAAAAAAAGCTGTAAAGCGATTAATTAAAGTGGTGCCCGGGCTTCGCACCCGGGAGGAGTCTCGATCTCTAGCCCCCTATATTTTAACACCACAACAATAAAAACACCCCAAGCCTGCGAGCGCAAGCGAGGGGCAACCAAGCGCAGCGCGGCAGCACGTGCAAAGGCAGCTGACTTAATCCAAGCAATCCGCCTACCCTGCCGATCCGGCGAAGGAATCGCCGTATCTATTATCAGGATACTTGTGGACAAAATCTTGTCTACTTAACAGGTGTGTACTTAACAGGTGTGTAGTACTTCACCACAAAACCATGCAGAGTTACTTTACTTGATGTTAACTCTGCTAGTTGACTAGAGCTATACTCTAGGAAACAAACTTTAGGAGCTACAAATGACAAACCGTCTTTACTCAATCCATGACCAGCTGGCAGACAAATACAGCAATCTGTATGAATCACCCAATGAAGCCGTAGCTATCAGAATGTTTCTTCACTCTTTGAAGAAAGGAGATATCGCTGATGCACGGGACTACGTTCTATACCAGGTAGGGGAATTCAACGATATTACTGGACAGGTGCTTTCTGTAGAGCCTAAAATGATAAAAAGAGGAGAGGAACCGAAGAATGAGTAACATTTTCAATAATGTAGCCCCTGCATCTCCAGGGCGTTCCAAGTTCGACCTTTCGTACGAGAAAAAACTTACATGTGATATGGCGGAGCTTATCCCTATTCTCCATGACGAAATGTATCCGGGCGACACTTTCCAGATTGGAAACGAAATAGTCGTCAGATTCCAGCCAATGCTGGCCCCGATCCTGCACGAGGTGAATGTCTATGTGCACTATTTTTTTGTGCCTTATCGCCTTCTTTGGGACGACTTCGAAGACTTTTACACCGGTGGACCCGATGGTGACTTTACAGCACCAATTCCCGAATGGCAGCCAACTGATACTACAATCGGTTCCCTCTGGGATTATATCGGATTCCCTACGGACACTGATCCGGCAGGTGCTTACCCAATCGACTTTCCACGTTCGGCTTACAATCTCATTTACAACGAATGGTACCGGGACGAAACACTCATAGATGAGGTTGCCCTGGATAACGAATCAATACTATATAGGGCATGGGAAAAGGACTTTTTCACCTCGGCCCTTCCCTGGCAGCAACGCGGTTCTACCGTGGCATTGCCAGTAGAGGTAAATTCAGCCCCAGCGGTCGGAGGTGTATCACCTTCAGGCACAGGAGTAGGCCTGGAAGGCTCAACTTCATTACTTCAGGCCGGGACAAATGGCGTTAATAATCCAGAACTCATAGAAGCCCTGAATAAACTTCAGGTTGCATCCTTCGATGTATCTGAACTTAGAACAGCGTTCCAAATTCAAAAATGGCAGGAAAGAAATGCCAGGGCAGGCTCCCGGTTTACGGAATTCCTCCGAAGTCACTACAAAGTAAGTCCAACTGACGCCCGTCTGGATAGACCCGAATATTGTGGCGGATCGAAAAGTCCGGTCATCATATCGGAAGTGCTTCAGACTTCTGCTAGCTCATCAGACGTATTTGAGTCTGATACTCCCCAGGGAAACATGGCAGGTCATGGAATCACTGCCAATAGGACAATGGCCGCAAGCTATAAAGCGGAAGAACCCGGCATTATGATGGGCATAATGTCCGTGATGCCCCGCAGTGCTTACCAGCAGGGCATAGATCGCCAGTGGCTCCGAAAGTCGAATCTGGACTTCTTCTTTCCAGAATTCGTCAACCTTTCCGAACAGGCTGTAGAACAGGCTGAAATCTTTACTTCAGATGTAGAAGCGGAAAACAGAACACTGTTTGGATACCAACAGAGATATGGAGAAATGAGAGTAAAAAAATCTCTCACATGTGGAATGATGCGTTCGAGCGCTCCCATATCGTTCGATTACTGGCATTTAGCCAGGGACTTTGCTTCAGCTCCTTTGCTGAATCAGGAATTTATCGAATGTCATCCTTCCAAAAGAATCTTTGCTGTCCAGGACACGGAAGATTCATTGATAATCAATGTCGCAAATATAATCACTGCGACTCGACCTCTGCCGTTCATCGGTGAACCCGGTCTGATAGACCATCACTAGGAGACAACGTGGAAAAAGTAAAAACCCGTGTTTTTCGTTCAAGCAGATATCCTGCGGCTCGGAAACCTGAATCTCTGGGTGGAACAACCAAGACCGAAACAGCCGGCTATGTATCCGGACCACAACAGATAGAGAGGCTCTTCAATGCAGGACAAATCCTCGACAACTTCAGAATACAGAA